ATCCGTTTACTTGGTCGCCTTCGCAAGCTGTTTGCCTTTGCGGGCCTTGCCGTCGTCAATCTTGTTCACCGCGTGGGTGATGACCGGTCGCTTGGAACCCCCCTTCTTTGCGCTTGTGGGCCGTTTTGCGGTGGCCTTGGCTTTCTTTGCGACTCCTCGCCCGGTTCCCTTGAGGGCGGACATCAAGCGGCCGTATGGGTTGCAGGCGCAACACTTGATTTCCTGGTTTGCGATGTAAACCATCAGGAAAAGCTGGCCGCACTTCGGGCATCGCTCACCGGCGTCCACGTCCGTGCCGAATTTGCTTTGGATGGTAGGGAAGGATTTGGCCTTCTTGGCCACCGGGCGGCTGGCCGACGCTCCCTTGATGGGAACGTAGACCAGCTTGCCGCTGATGGACTTGTGGTTGACCTGGCAGACGCTGTTCTCCGGCATGGAGAAGGTGCTGATGTCGTCGCCCAGGGCAGACTGGAGAATGTCCGCCGTGCTGGCAAACATCAGGATGCCTGCGTCACGGTCACGAGTGATGTTGATTGGGTTGTAGTTCCGCGCCAGGAACACACTGTCCGTCTGGCGAGTGTCCGCCACTGCAATGGCGGCAGGCCCGACCAACTCTGGATACGCCTTCGCGATTACTCCGGTGGTCAAGGGCTTGTCACCGGCCTTGGCCTTGAGCATGGACATGATGGCCGCGCTGTCCACCTCAGCGGCTTTCGGGTATCTCCGGTCAAGTTCCCGGTGGTTGCGGATGACGCCGTTGTGGACGCCGATGATGGGCGCGTCAACTATCGGGTGGTTGTTGTCGTTGCACTCCGGTGAGCCGGTGGTGGCGGCGCGAGTATGACCGATGATGGCCACGGTGTCCGGCCCGACCTTGGCGTCCAGAGCCTTCCAGAATCCCTGCGCGTCGTCAGCGGCCCAGACCATCTCCTCAGCGGCCACCGGGGCCTTGAGGTAGGAGATGCCGCTGTCACGGTTGACGATGTAGACGCCGGTGGCGTCGATGCCGCGCACCTGCGACTCCAGAAGCAGGTTGGCGAAGTCGGCCTTGATGTTGACCAGGTCGTCTTCGGTTCGGGTTCGGTTGTCCAGGCACATTCCAAGTATTCCACACATGATTTCTTTCTCCTGATTTTGATTTAGTGGTTCGCTGATGGGCCGGTGGCGGTTATGCCGCCACCGCGTTGATGGTGAACCGGCATCCCCGCCGGTAGTTGGTGCAACCCATGAAAGCCTCACCGGTCTGGCTGTTGGTGCGCTCGACCATGCGGCCTGAGCAAGTGGCGGCGTGGGTCTGTTCCGGTGTCATGTTGTCGTCAGCGGAGTCGTCCTCGACGGCCCCGCCTCTGAGATTCATGTCCAGGCCGATTTCCAGGGACTGTCCTGCGCGGTTGGTCATCCCGACGTTGCGCTTGCGGGCCAGGCCACGGAGAGCGTTCATGGTGATGTCGTCATAGTTCTGGCGACCACTGCGGGGGTCGATGCGCTTCCGCATGTTCAGGTCACGGATGAGAGCGCGTTCCCCGGCAGTCTCTGGGTTACCGGTGTTGACGATGACTTTGTTGGCCTTGCCACGCTTGCCCTTGGCGGACTCAACAATCATCTGGGTGAAGACAATCCAATTCCAGATGCGGATGGCGTTGAGGCTGGTCTGGTGCTGGCGGAACTCCACCGTTCCCTGGCGGACGTAGCAACCGAAGTTGACCTTGTAGTAGCGGTCACGCGCCACGCTGTCGAGGTTGTAACCTTCAAGTCCAAGCCCTCGTAGTAGTGACTCCTTGCCGTCACGGTCATGCGATTGGGATGTCCACTCACCGTCAAGCTGAACGGTAGTGTTCTCGTAGAAATTGATTCCCTTTTCCATCGTCTGCGCCCAACGAGTGTTCCGGCGGGAGAAGGCGACCATCTTGTCGATGGTCTGTTCATTGTTCCGATAAATCTCTGCGATGTTGGCCAACTGCTTGGCGGAGAAGTCGTGGACGCCGTGGTGGACGTGGACACCGCAGGAAGCATCTGTCTGTGCGCCGATGGCCTTGACTGCCCGCATGGCTGTCTTCAATTGTTCCTTGCCATCTAGGCCGCGAAGGATTGGGCTGACTAGTTCGTGACCGTTGCGGACGCTGGCGTCGCTGACGACCTTCCAGCCGGAAGTGACTTCGTGGGTGTAGCTCATAGCGGAAGCATCAAGACCAGCGCGGCGGAGAGCGGCGGCTACGGAAGCCTGGGTGGGTCGGCGATTGCGGCCCCAGGACATTTCTATCTCTACGCCGTAGGTGCGACTGCTGTTGAAGTTAACCATTGTTGAATCTCCTTATGTCATCGTGTCGTATTGGTCAATACAAGAATAGACCTGACACTATGCCACGTCAAGGGTGCAAACCATATATATGGAAAGAGATTCAAAATTGAAATTTGCCCTCAAGCTGGAGTAGGGCGGGCCAGACATATATCCATATGTAGGGATTTTTTTGGCGGAGTCCCTCCAGTGGTAATGGTCACGTTGTCATATATACTGAGGAGTTGCCTGGACAAATAGTTGAGGAGATAAAAATGGCCGGAGAAAATGAAGACCAAAAGACCGCGCAATTGCTGGCGGAGTTGCACCAACGCGGCGTTACATATCAGCGGATTGCCAACAACCTGGGGGTCAATTGGCGGACGGTTCATCGGTGGGCCAACGGCGAAAATCAGCCGATTATTGTTGGCCTAATCAACAAGACGTTGAGCCAGATGCTGGCCGAAGAATTGGCGGAAAATGGGGCGGTTATAGCGTAGTAAAAACAGGGCAAAAAGTTAGAACAAAAAACATGGTGCAAATTCGCCATGCTCCCGTATGATTATATGGTTTACCCCGTTGACCCCCTTAAAACGGCTTTATATGGCCATATAGAGGGGGTCTCATTTTTGCCTTTATCACGATATGTGATACATATATCATGAACCATGATGCTGTGTTCTAAACAGATGTTCTAAAAAGTTAACTGTTGAATCAACGTGTTGACTGTTGATAATCAACAAATCAACAGTCCTATAGTTAATTAAGTGTTGATTAATGATGATAAAAAACGATGGCAATAAACATACAAAACCGGGTGGGTCTAGTAGGCCGGACACTTGCTGTGTCCGTCTGCTTTGGTGGCCGATACCAACTACATCGGCAAACAAGTCATGGGGTAAAGAACCGCCACATTGCCGGGAAGTTGCGTTGGAAATCTTGGGAGTTTGGTCGCCCCGTGGTGGTCGATTTACTGTCCATGCGGTGCTACCAAAAGAACCGTTGCCGGGGATGAACAGCCCCGCCAGGTCGTTGTTTATACGAGCCGCCAGGGATACTCTGTCGGCCAAATTGGGGGTTGAGGTGGACGGTCTAAAATCGGATATTGTGGACTGGGAGGGGGCAGATGGAGTCAGCTAATATCAGAGACAGAGTGGTGGAATTGCGGAAAGTTCCTGCAAGTACCATCAGGCCGAATCCCTGGAATTGGCGGTTGCATCCACAGGCCCAACGTGATGCCTTGGCAGAGGTCGTGGAGGAGATAGGTTTTGCCGGTGCTTTGATTGCCAGGGAAACACCGGAGGGTCTGGAGTTGGTGGACGGGCATCTCCGCCAGGATATGTTCGGAGACGAACTGGTGCCGGTGTTGATTGTGGACATGACTGAGGAGGAAGTCCGTCGCCTCTTGGCGACTCTCGACCCGATTGGAGCGATGGCCCAGACCGATGTGATTGCCCTGACTGCTTTGCTGGATACGCTGGACGTTAGCGGAGAAGCGACCACCGCCATGCTTGATGATTTGGTTCGGATTCCAGAGATACCAGAAGAACCGGAACCCCCGTCGGAGTTCCCTGAGTATTCGGACGACCTGGCCACAGATTATTGCTGTCCGGCTTGCGGCCATGAGTGGTCTGGAAAGGCCAAATGACCGATAAACCTAGGTATGTCGTGCCGTCGATGGCAGACATTGCGGCATTGCCCTGGAACGGCCTGAACGTCGTCAGTACATTCTCTGGATGCGGCGGCACCTGCCTGGGATACAAGATGGCGGGCTATCGAGTATTGTGGGCCAACGAGTTTGTGTCAGCGGCCAGGCAGGTCTATAGGCTTAATCATCCTGACACCATTTTGAACGACCAGGACATCCGTACAGTTGCGGCAGAGCAAGTCCTAAAGGCCACCGGCATGAAGGTGGGCCAGATAGATGTTCTGGAAGGCTCACCGCCATGCGCGTCCTTTTCCTCCGGTGGTGTTTTAGAGGTTGGCTGGGGGGAGGTGCGGAAATATTCCGACACGGCCCAGAGAACGGACGATTTATTCTGGGAATTTGCCAGGCTTGTCCAGGGCATCCAGCCGAAGGTCTTTGTGGCGGAAAATGTCGCAGGGCTGGTGAGGGGCGTTTCCAAAGGGTACTTCAAGCAGATATATAAAGTGCTGGCAGATTGCGGTTATCGAGTCGAGGCCCGCCTGTTAGATGCCGCTTGGCTTGGAGTGCCGCAGAGCCGGAAAAGAGTTTTCATCCAGGGCGTCCGGCAAGACCTGGGCATTGCCCCATCATTCCCAAAGCCCTGGCCGTATACATACACCGTGGCGGAGGTTCTCCCACATATCCATTCTGTGGAATTGGCAAATGGAGGCCCGCGTCAGAACCATGAATACCGGCCCACCAATCGTCCAGCTTATACAGTCCAGCAGTACCGTCCGATTGGTGTTCGGCTGGTGGATGACCCGAAAGCCCACCGAAGGATGACTATCAGCGAATTGAAGCCCTTGTGTGGATTTCCTGATGACTTCAAGATGGCAGGCACGTTCAACAGGCAATGGGAGCGTCTGGGTCGGGCGGTTCCTCCGCTCATGGCCCTACGCATTGCAGAAGTAATACGAGACACGTTGAGGGGGGCAGATGATTACCAATAGAGATGATGGATACACAGCCGACCGTTGGGCCTTTGATGATGAGGTCACAAGGGTATTTGATGACATGCTGGAACGCTCGATACCTCAGTATCAGGCGATGCGCGACCTGGTGACAAACTTGGGCGGGCAGTTCCTTCCCACGAAGGAGCGTGGCATGGTTGTTGACCTTGGGACGAGCCGTGGCGACCAGATAGCCCATTTCATCGAGGAAGACCAACGGCTGGGCCGGAATATCTTTTACTGGGGCTGGGAGATAAGTCCGCCGATGGTAGAGGCGGCACAGCGGCGTTTTGACGGCATGGAGGAGAACGTCTGCATCCTGGAAGCAGACTTACGGAAAGGCTTGAAAGACGCCAGTGGAAGCACATATAGCTGGGGCGGCATGTGCCTGGTGACAGCAGTGCTAACGATGATGTTTATACCGGCAGAACACCGCCAGCGATTAATGCAGGAGATATACGATGCGCTCCTCCCCGGTGGCGCATATATCATGGTTGAGAAAATCCTGGGGGCCGGTGCCACAATTGACGAGGCAATGGTTGCCGAATACTACAAGCACAAAGCCCGCACAGGCTACGACGAAGACGCCATCCAACGGAAACGGTTTGCCCTGGAGGGCGTTCTTGTGCCGTCCACGGCCTCCACTCACATGGAGGATTTGCGGGCAGTTGGGTTCACGAAAATCGACTGTTTTTGGCGGTGGATGAACTTTGCAGGTTTCATTGCGGTCAAATAGCATCAAGCGTAAATCAACAGCGTCAACGTGTTAAATCAACAGTTAATGCCTTGCATGAGAGCCGATTTAAGGGGGTTAAAATTTCAAAAAGGTATATTGGGTCGGTTAATGTCTGAAATTGAATAGCGTGGTAGTGTGGCGATATGGCAGAGGAAGACGACATCCAAAACCAGTTAAAAGAAGCGCAGGAGGAATTAGCTCGATTACAGGCACTGAGTAAAGAATCAGACAAGTCAAACAGGGTGCAGATGACCTCTGGGGACATAGTCAAATTGATTGTGGCCTGCCCTGTTGTGTTCACCTGGTTGTTTCTAGGGAGTCGCATCATCATCTCAGCGACCACCAGTCAGCACGTTTTGGATAACGTCGAACCACTGCTCACAGTGTTGTCCATACTGACCATCCCAGTCACCGGGATTTTACAAAATCTATTCTCTGTATCGGGGGATAAGAAATGAGCCTTTTTGAAAAACTGGCGGCTTTAATTGGCAACCGGCAAGTGCCAAGTTTGGCGGTGCCGTCATTGCCAAGATACCGCATCTCGTTTGCCAATAGCGCGGTGGTCAAAATCGTGGTTTTTGCCATTGTTCTCAGCGGGCTGGCTGTTGCCATTGGGATGTATTTCGCAGTCAAGGATGTAGTCTCATCCACGTACAACTGGCCTGAACCGGCAACCTATCACGTCACGGCGGATGGCCTGCAAACAATGGGCGAGAAAAATCCCAACATGGAGGACGGCACCGAAAGCCAGACCCTTTCTATCCGGCTGGCGGACGGAGCCAGGATTTCCACGCTCCGCATCAAGGACACAGATGTAGGGCGCACTGGCATTGCCAGGTCGCTCGATATTTCTCCCTATACCTCCGCAGTGACCGGGACGCAGGCATATCTCTGGGTCGGAAATATGACGGTCACAAATTCCAGCTTTCCGACTTTGGCCTGGCAGAACTCTGAGGTTGGGACTCTGACCACAGGGATGCTTTGCGACGGCCACACGATGTCGGCCACTGTGTCCAACACGGTCAGCGACCTGGAATTGTCATCAGAGCGGCAGTCGTCGGTCTATGAGGTGGATGGCTCCGTCGTTGACAGGGTGCAATTGCATATCACCGGGAATACGGGTGCATATGTCCAAAATCTCGTCATTGACAACCTCGACGCTTGGAGCGGCCAGGCTTTCTTCGACAGGATGAAAATCGGCACCGTCACGATTGACAACAGCAACAGGATAGGCGACGGCAGTGGGGTGGACTCCGCCAGTTGCGTGATAAATCCCTCCGTCTCCGCCAGAGTCATCAATAACACGATGCAAGACCGCCCCATCACCGTCCGATAGTGTGGCAGTGGCGGATTCGTCGGTGGAAGTGCCGCTTAGGTTGGCACGACCTACACAGTTGCAGATGCGGCAGGGCTTTGATGTGCCGTTGGTGCAGATACGCCAGGAGAGCATGAGATGCCGGAATCTAAATATTCGCCCAGAAGAATCGAGGCCGTCGATAAGCAACGCCAGGCGGTGGAGTTGCGGATGGCTGGAAGGACTTGGCAAGAGATTGCTGATGCCCTTGGATATGCCAATCACACCGGCGCGGTTGAGGCTGTAAAGACCTCATTACAGAAGACTCTTGGCGTACCTTCGGCGGAGTTCAGGGAATTGACACTAGAGCGATTGACAAAGATTCTCCAGGTTCAATGGCCGAATATGCTCCGTGGCGAGGTGTCAGCGGCAAAGCTCTGCTTACAGACGATTGGCGACATGCGGCAACTCATGGGGGTGGATATGCCGTCCAGGGTTGAGCATAGCGGGCCAGCAGGCAATCCAATCCAGCATGAGGTGGTGACCTTAGACCTTGGCGACGTTACCGAAGCCCTCACAACCCTTCAAAATGCTGGGGCAATCAGGATGGAGTCAAATGGACACACTCCGATTGCCCTGGACGGTATACATACCGCACAGGCCGACAGCTAAACAACTGGCCTACCTTCTCCTCGACAATACCGAAGCCCTATATGGCGGAGCGGCTGGCGGCGGGAAGTCCGATGCCTTGCTGATGGCGGCTTTGCAGTATGTCGATAATCCCGACTATTCCGCGTTACTCTTGCGCCGGTCTTATACGGACTTATCTCTGCCGGGTGCCTTGATGGACAGGGCCAAGGAATGGCTCATGTCAACAGATGCCAAGTGGCGTGAGTCCTCCAAGACTTGGACGTTTCCCTCTGGGGCCACGGTGACTTTTGGTTACCTGGAACATACCGGGGATGAGTACCGCTACCAGTCCACGGAGTTCCAGTTTATTGGGTTCGACGAGTTGACCCAGTTTGAGGAATCCAAGTACCGCTACATGTTCAGCCGTCTGCGCCGGAAGGCGGATGGCGGGCCTCCGTTGCGGATGCGCTCTGCGTCCAATCCTGGCGGCATCGGCCATGAGTGGGTCAGAAGTCGCTTCCTCGACTCCGACCCTGCTGACAGCGGGCGTGTGTTCATAGCGGCCAGGTTGCCGGACAATCCGCACCTTGACCAGGAATCTTATGTGGCATCCCTCGACCAGCTTGACCCAGTGACGCGCAGGCAACTCCTCCAGGGCGATTGGTCGGCCAGACAGCCAGGCAATCTATTCCAGCGGGAGTGGTTCCAGGTTGTCGAAGATGTGCCAGTCTTTATCAACAAGTCCGTCCGGTATTGGGACTTGGCCGCAACGCCGAAGCGGTCTGGCACCGACCCAGACTACACGGCAGGGGTTCGTGTGGACTATGCCAGTGACGGTCTGTTCTATGTGGTGGATGTTCAGCGGATGCGCGGCACCCCTGCGGAAGTAGAGCGGAGGATAGCGCAGACGGCGGCGGTGGATGGCGAGTCCACGCAGATAGTCATCGAGCAAGAGCCAGGTGCCTCCGGCGTCAACACCATCTACAACTATGTGACCAGAGTTCTTCAGGACTACACAGCGCGGGGCCAGAGGGCCACCGGCTCCAAGCTGGAAAGAGCAGGGCCGGTCAGTAGCCAGGCGGAGGTGGGGAATATCCGCCTGCTCCGTGGGCCGTGGGTAGGCGAGTTCCTCGATGAGTTGGAGGCGTTTCCGTATGGAGGGCACGACGACCAGGTGGACGCTTTGTCCGGCTCCATGATGCGGTTGAGGAATACCCATGCCGTGGAGCCGTTGGTGCATCATTTGGTCGGAGCAAGGCGCATCAGTCCAACAGACAACCCGCTGGGCCTCGACCCAGATAATCCCATCTATTGGGACACAGACCGGCGATATATGGGCTAAAGCCGTGCATGTAAGCCGTTTTAAGGCCATTGAAACTTGAAAAAGGTATTCTGGTACAGGTAGGAGCAGAAATGGTACTACGCGCCACAGGACTCGACCCGGTGACCGAATCCATGATGCAGTGGATTCAGCAACAAGCAGATGACCGCCGTGAGGATTACGACCTGGCCCGCCGCTACTACGGCGGGGAGCATGACACGGCAATCACAGACCGGCTGAAGAAGTTTCTGCCTCCGCGCCTTGCCTTTCGTGACAACTACATGAACGTGGTGGTGGATTCCCTGGCGGAGCGGCTCAAGGTCATCGGGTTCGACACGGAGAACGAGGAGTTGCGCGAGTGGGCCTGGGATATGTGGCAGAAGAACCGCATGGACTACACGCAGGTGGTGGTTCACACGGAGGCCATCATGCTTGGCGACAGTTACCTGCTCTGTGACTGGGACGAAAAGAACCAGCGGCCCAGGTGGACGCACCAGGTGCCAGAGATGATTATCCCGCACTACGACGAGGCGACCCGCCAGGTAAGTTGGGTCAGCAAGAAGTGGCTTCAGCATCCCAACATCGGAGATGACCCAGAGACGCGGCTCAACCTTTACTATCCAGACCGTGTGGAGAAGTATGTGGCCAGGGGTGGAGTTTGGGCGCGGCACCAGGACGACGAGGACGAAGCATGGCCGGTTCCCTGGTTGGATAAGGCCGGTGAACCCCTGGGCATCCCTATCATCCACTTCCGCAATCGTCCGATGGGCGGAGACTTCGGCCAGTCAGAGATTATCAACGTCATCCCGATGCAAGACCTGCTGAACAAATCCCTGATTGACCTGACCATGATTCTGGACACGCTGGCATTTCCGCAAAGGTACACGCTGAACGTCAACCACAATTCCTCCAGGTTGGAAATCATGCCAGGCAGTGTGGCGGAGTTCCACAGCGAATATGACGGAGGCCAGGTGGGCCAATGGAACGCGGCGTCCGTAGATGGGCCACTGAAGGCCATTGAGTCGCTGGTTCAGCACATCGCAGGGACGACCAGGACGCCACAGCACCTGTTCCAACTCATGGGCGGAGTTCCCAGCGGGGAAGCCCTGAAGACGGCGGAGTCCGGCCTGGTCAACAAGGCCCAGCAGGGCATGATAAGCATCGGCAATTCCTGGGAGGATTGCCTGATGATGGCCCTCCGTATCCAGGAGGCGTTTGGCACTGCGGTGGCCGACATCGAAGACGTGACGATTGAGACGACCTGGGACGACCCGGAGACACGCAACGAGCAGTCACACATGGAAGTCCTGAAGGCCAAGGCGGAGTTGGGGGTGACGAAGCACCAGATATTCCGTGAGCTTGGATATACGCAAGACCAGATTGACCAGATGGACATGGACAGCGAATTAGACCGGAGGGCAGAGACGAACATCGGAGCGGAGATTCTGCGGAACTTCAACGCCGGAGAGATATAGGTGCCTGGCCCTTCTGATGCACAAGATGCGGTGGAGAGTTTCCGTGCGCGGATAAACAAGCAAGGAGACTTTGCGTCTGGCATGATGGTGCAGGCTTATGCTCCGGTGTATACGCGCCTTGAGAGAGACACCAGGGCTTTGGTGGGGATTGCCCAAACCAGAGGACTGAAGCCCTGGCAGGTCATGCGGATGGAGCGGCTGAAAGACCTGGAGCGGCAGTTCCTGGCCAACACCAGCCGGTTCGCTACGCAGGCCGGTTCTATCATCACGGACAGCCAACTGGTGGCCGTAGGTTTGGGGCGCGACGGTGCGCTTGAGGCGGCTAGTGCGGGCCTTCCACGCGGCGTGACGATGCAGAACATGGCCAACCTGGGATTGGGCTGGAATCAGCTTCCTGATGACGCTTTCCAGAACTTCGTGGGAATATCCGCAGATGGCGCACCTTTGGCGAACTTGCTGGAGCCGTTAGGCCCGCAGGCTGTCCTGGGGGTGCGAGAGCAGATAGGGACGGGCATCGCGCTGGGCAAAGGGCCGCGCGAAACGGCCAACCTGGTGAGGACTGCGGCAGGCATCCCGCTCTCCAGGGCATTGCTCATCACAAGGACGGAGACAAACCGCGCTTTCCGTGAGGCGACCAGGCTTTCGTATCAGACTAATTCCCAGGTCGTGAAAGGATACCGCAGACACGCCGATAAGAGCGACAGAACCTGCGCGGCTTGCATCGCTTTGGATGGCGAGTTTTATCCACTAGACCAGCCGTTGAATGAGCATCCGAATGGTCGGTGCGCCCTGGTGCCGGATGTGCTGGACTATGCCGACCTGGGCCTGGATATACCACGGGAAGCTCCGCCACAGAACGCTCGCGAGTGGCTTGCTGAACAAGGGGAAGAAACACAACGGCGAGTCCTGGGCGGTGCGCGGTACGACGCCTGGAGGGCAGGGGAAGTAGAACTCAACCAGCTTGCTATCGTCCGGCCAAATGCAGTCTGGGGAGACACGGCGGTTGTCCGGCCACTGAACCAGATTCAGACCAGGTCGGGAACTCCAATCCGGCAAGTTGGCGCACCTCCGTCAGCACTTAAACCAACACCCCCAAAGCCGGTCACTGGTGACCTGATTGACCCGATGACCGGCAAGGGCGTCCGTGGAAGTAGGACTGCCCCGCCGGAACCAACATTGCCCAAAGAATGGGAGGAACGCTTCGGTGACCCTGACGATTTTCTCGACGTGGCCCCAATTGATGCCGACCCAGCAATGCTCAAGTATCGGGGAGCTACAGGACGCGAAGCCATACAGGCCCAAGTACAAGAGCAAGAAGCATGGGCCAGGGCCGTTGGAGGAGCAACAGAGGCTGACTACACGGGCCTTTCTATCAAGGCGGCGCGAGACGTTAATATAGCTATCGAAAAAACTATTTTACGTAACCGGATACGCCCTCTGGATAAAATTGTCACCGGCCCATATAGGAATCAATACGGAGAGGTTGCAGAGTTTGGCAATAACACGATGGCATACCAAATTCACGGCAATGTCCATATAAACCTAGACCTCCCTGGTGCCAATGGTTCAGTCCGTGGATGGAGAGCAAAGGCTCTCAATTCTCAGCAACGGGTCGCAGAGCAGGCAAAAGAGGCCCAGCAAAGCCTTGCAAAAATGGACGAGGAAATTGCAACGGCGCGGGCTGTTATTCAGAATGATATTGAGAGGCGTCGCACATGGCTTGAAGTAGAGTCTAAAAAACTGAAATCAGATGGAACGCCTTTGTGGACGCCAAAAGAAATAAGTGTTCGGCAAGACTTGCTAGAGCATGATATGCGGATATTAGCGTCCAGGGAAAAGAAATGGAAAAAGATGCTCACTGACCACAGAAAAGAAATGCGAGAAATCGAATCAGGTCAGTGGGCCGTGTATCATGGGAAAGCGGCAACGGAAACAACTTTGACGGATTTGGTCACCCATGAGATTGGGCATTATGCCCATCGTCGATATGGTTACTTCGACCCTACTTCCTTGGACACCCTTGCAACCAAAACGAAAGTTTATAAAACAGTCAGAGGGAGAAAGGTATGGGCGCAATCTTACAAGCCAAAGCAAGACGCAAGGAAGATTAGTGAATACGCAACGACCAACGACCATGAGTATTTTGCGGAAGCATGGGCGGACTATCATGCAAACAATGGCGCACGGTTAACGCCCAAGGTTAAGGCGTTCATTGAAGAAGTGATTGAAGCCAATGCCAACTTTACGGAAGTGGCAAGCGGGCCAGAAGCCCACAAGATACATTTGGGCGCACTAAACAGAGTCCGCAGGCGTAGTGGAGCCGATGCGGCAAAGAACTTAATAGGCCATCCACGATTAGGGGAATTATAAATGGTGGTTTTTGACAGCATAATTCACAAGGAATCGTTTCAGTGCATCTCCTGTTTTTTCTATGTTGGGAGAATCCCTGGCGGGCTTGCCTGCTATGCCTTTCCAGAGGGGATACCATCAGAGATTATTACCGGAGAATACGACCACCGAAACCGACACCCTGGCGACGCTGGAATAACCTGGCGTGAGGCTGAAAACTGGGCAAGACCAATAGAAACGGAGGATGAGGAATGATTGCAGAATTGAATGGAGAAACAAGGCCCATTATCCGGCACCGGCGCGGTGTCATCTGGTGTCCCTTCTGTGACCGGAGCAAGCAGGACGAAGGGATGAAGCAGTCATGCGACGGATGCGGTGCCTGCTTCATCGACGAGGCCATAGAACCGGCTCCAGAGGCCGCTCCACGCCGACGGAGGCAAGCAAAGGCAGAGGAAGAACCGGAGGGCTAGATGGAGTGCTATCGGTGCGAATCCGACAAACTGGAACTTGCCCCATTGTGGCCCTATGAGCGGGAGACATATGCGGCCATCGAGATAGTGATGAGGCAGTGCCAAAATTGCGGCCTTGAGCAAAACCATTACGGCCACGACGAGATGCTCACACCTTATGAGGCGGCAGAATCTGCGCCATCGTCAAGCGTACCTACCGGCCAAGTCTTGAATCCGAATCCTAAAGGAAAGCCAAGGCCACTCATCGAAGTTTTCAGGGACTCATAATTAACTCATAATTTGGGAGGTCAAGTGATGCCAGGGAAACAGGGCAAGCAAGGAAAGCGGGGCGGATATGGCAAACCGAAGGGGCGGGTCAAGCCAGGCACCCCCAAGGACAGAAGGTTAAAGGGAAACAAATAGAGCATATCCGCCTAGCGTCACATGAAAATTTTTGCTAGAACGGAATTACCGCAACCCGGCGGGTAGAAGTAGGGGAGGAAAAATGGTTACGGAAAACACCCAGCCAACGGAAGACCAAGCACAACCAGCACCAGCCGAAGTTGAGACAACAACGGCGGAGCCGACGACGGAGCAGACCTTCACACAAGAGCAGGTCAACCGGATGATGGCTCAAACGCGACGCGAGGAGCGCGGCAAGTTCGGGGATTACAACGACTTGAAAGCGCGAGCCGCGAAAGCGGATGAATTAGAACAGGCGCAACTTTCTGATGCTCAGAAGTTAGAGGCAAGGGCCATCGAGGCTGAAAGAAAAGCCAGCGAAGCCCAGGAGCAAATCGCTTCCGCCATGATAGCTTCGGAGGTCAAGATTCGTGCCAGTGCATTAGGGGTCATCGACCCAGATGCGGCATATCTGCTCCTTGACCGGAGTAATGTCCGTTACGACGCCACTGATGGCGTCACTGGTGTAGACGATGCCCTCGCCAGTCTTCTTGAGGCCAAACCGTATCTGAGGTCATCCAACCGGACGCCAAACCTCAACCCTGAATCGGGGCAACCTGTTGCAACGCAACGGCTGACAGCGGAGCAGAGAGAGGCGGCGCAATACCTTGGGATGACTGACGAGCAATACGCGCACGGACTTTAATTCTGAACCGGGGATAGAACCCGTAGGGAGCGAAGATTATGGCCGCGAATGGCTTTGATTGGCGATACAACCTCAGCGGTGGAAGGCCGCTGATTCTCACGTTTGCTATGAAGGACAGCGAGACTCTGACCAGGGGCGACCTCTTGAACATCGAATCTGGGGAGGTTGACCTGGCCGCAACTGGTGACGCCGCTCTGGCAGGCATTTTCGTTGGGCCTGAAAACCCCAGCGATGCCACCGACGGACAGCCGGGTGTCGTGGCAGGGACGGACAGCACCACCATCGTGAAGGTGCTGGTGAATCCTGACGCGGTCTACGCTGACGCAAATGACACCAACGCACGGTTGGCCGGAGCGACCCTTGATGTTTCCGGGGCAACCGGAGCGCAAACTCTGGCCGCATCAAGCAACACAGAATTTGTCGTGGTAGAGCGCAAGAGGCAAGCATCCGACGAGACTCGCGTGATGATTTGCTCCTCCGCGCATTACCTGGCTAAAGCTCAATAGGAGGGCTAGATGCCTTTAACAGCAGGCAATTTTGCCGACCTTCTCAAACCTGGCCTCAAAAGTATTTTTGACGACGGCATCGCTGGTCGTCCTCAACCCATGATTGACATGCTGTTCAACGTGCAGTCTTCGACTCGCTTTGAGGAGCAGTATCAGGGCATGGGAGCGCAGGGACTCGTTCCTGTATTTGATGGCACGGTTCCTTACGCCGACTTCGACGCTGGATACCGGACGGACATTCGGAACTACGAATTGGCGCAAGGCATCCAAGTTGAACGCCGACTCGTAGACGACGACCAGACTGGTCAAATCAGGTCACGCGCCAGCAACATGGCGGAGGCTTTCAGCAACACCATCGAGACGGACGCGGCAAACGTGTTCATCAATGGTTTTACTGATTCCGGCACCAACCGGATGGGGGCATCCACTAACGGTGCTGATGGCGTGGGTCTTCTCAGTGCGGCCCATCCGTACAGCCCTGCGAACTCCAGCACCACTCAGTCCAATGAGGGTACGCTTGCCCTGACTATCGACAACCTCGATACCACCCGGCAAGCCATGCGGAACTTCACGGATGACCAGGGCCAACTCCTTGGCGTGAATCCCGACATGCTTCTGGTGCCACCGGAACTGGAACGCACTGCCACGCAACTGGTGAGCGAGCGGGCCGTCTACGAGCCTGGGAGCGCACAGTACGATGTCAACATGTTCTCAGGTCGTTTCCGGCCTGTGGTCTGGAACCGCCTGACTGACGGCAATGCCTGGTTCCTCATCGACTCCCGGTTGATGAAACAGCATCTTATCTGGCAATGGCGTATCCGCCCAGAGTTTTCCCAGGCGGAAGACTTTGACGGTCTGACAGCCAAATTCCGTGGCTACATGCGCTACGGTATCGGCTGGACTGACTGGAAGTGGATTTACGGCCAGAATCCCAGCTCATAATTCTCAATAGGCTGAACTGGCAAGGTCGGGTTTTCCCCTTTCTTCCCGGCCTTGCTGGTTCCTTTGATTTAGGAGGAACTGGTAATGCCTACTAATTTTCCCTCTGGTATCCAAAGCCGTGGCGTCCCTGTGGAGGGCTTCGGCGGAATTGGTAGTCCGTTGCTCACTATGGGGAATGTCTACCATGTGGACAGCGGGGCAAGCACCGCAGACAACGACAACGCGGCCACCAACCCGAAACAGCCCGCCGCTACATTGGACGGCGCAATCGGGAAATGCACCGCCAACAACGGTGACGTTATTCTGCTCCATCCCGGCCATGCTGAAACCATCTCCGCCGCCGCCGCCATCACGTTTGACGTGGCTGGCGTCACGGTCATCGGCATGGGTGTTGGGAATAGCCGTCCAACCATCACGCTGGATTCAGCCGCAAGCACCGACATTGATGTCACTGCCGCAGATGTCCAGATTCACAACGTGATATTCAGCATGAACTACGCCGACATCGCAGGGGTTTTCGACCTCTCCGCCGCTGGGTTCGTGGTGAATAATTGCCGCTTCGTTGACGCCGCCACCAATATGAATTTCGTGGAACTCATCGTCTGCACGACGACTGACAACCAATGTGACCGCCTGGAGTTCACCAACAACTACGTTGACAGCCCCGACACCGGGAACGACTGCATCGTGCAGATTGGTGGCGACCTTGATGGTCTAGTCTTCTCCAACAACTACATCCAGCTTGGCGTGGCCAACAACGAGTCCATCATCCAAGTTGCGACGGGGAAGGATGTCACCAGTTGCCAGATTGTTGGCAACTACATCTACCGCCTGAACACGGCGGGCGACCTGTTGATTGATAGCGACACTTCCGACAACACAGGAGTCGTCGCACACAACCGCATCGGTCACGGCGACACCGCTTCAGAAGTCCTGATTGACGCTGATGGCGTCCGTCAGTTCGACAACCTGGGAACGGCAACGGATACGGCCTCTGGATACGTTCTGCCTGCTATCGACAGTTAGGAGGGCTAGATGTACGGCTACCAATCGGTATCAGTTAACTCTGGGGACACCTCTGGTGGCTCCGGTTCTAGCACTTCCAACAAGACATCCGGCCATGTGGTGGTCGGGGAGATTTGCTCGATTGGGGTGACCTATAACGGGTCACCCCCAGCCAGCACGGACGTTGTGATTGCTACTGCGGGGAACAATGGCCCCGCCTTGACTCTCCTGACGTTGACCAATGCGAACAGTGACGGATGGTTCCACCTTCGCCACAAAGTTGACGATGAGTCTGGGGCCGACATCACCTATGACGGCTCCAATGAGGTCTACGAGAAAGTCTGCATAGCAGACAATATCAAAGTGACCATCAGCCAAGCCAACGACGACGACTCCGTTGACGTGGTCGTTGTCTACTACGCGGGTGCCTGATGGCCATCGAGAAGCACACGATTAAAGTCAGCACCACTGGGTCATCTGGTTCTGCCACCGGCTCATTGGTCACGGCTTTGCCCTATTGTGAGTTGCTTGCGGTGCGGATGGACTTCCATGCCTCCGCGCCGGGAACCACTGACACTACTCTTTCATCTCCTGGCGGGCCGGTGTCGGTGACGTTGTTGACCGTTACCAACTCTGCCACCGACGCCTGGTTCTACCCGACGCACCAACTGGATGACAGCAGTGGGTCAGCTATCACAGGGGCTTACATCCCGGCGATTGTTCATGGGAATTTGCTTACAGAGTTAGCCGGGTGCGACGCCTTGACGGACGCCCTGGTGATGACTATCTGGGTGAGGGTCTGATGGCCTTTAGCTACACAGCAGGAAGCACGGCGGACAGGGACAGAGTCCGCCTGGAAATCGGAGACACCGACGAAAGCCGCGTCCTGTTCCAAGACGCTGAACTGGATGATTTCATCAGCCAGGAAGGCAACAGCATCCTGGGGGCGGCGGCGAGAGCTTGCGAAACCCTGGCGGTTAAATTCGCCAGGGATTTTACGTTTTCGGCTGACGGAGCGACGTTCCAAAAAGGGAACGTCACGCAGATGTTCATGGCCCAGGCGAAGCGGCTCCGGCGGCAGGCCAGGGCAACAACCACGGTGATGCCACGGCGCGTTGACGGATACAGCGTATACACGGACTCCGACGAGGTGACCGGCCTGAACATACTGGACTCCGGCACCGGGCAATACGGACGCTATTCGGACGAGGGTTAATTGCTTCAAGAGAATGATTTGGAGTACATGCGCCAGGTGACCCCGCAGGCCATGCCGGACGTGGTGGACATCCAGCGCAGGTCGTTGGTTTCTGACAAGCAGGGCGGCTACACAGAGGAGTGGGCCAACGCCTACCAGAATGTGACCGCCCGCCTTGCCTCTAAGGGTTCGTCTGAATCGGTGGAGGAGAACCGCCGGGATGTAAGAGCGGAATTCACCTTGGTGCTTCCATATAGCCAGTCCATCCTTCAGGCTGACCGGATTGTCCACACAAGTGGGACTTACGAGGTGCAGTCTGTGGATGCAGGAAAATCCTGGGCAACATCAAAGTCATGCCAGATGCGCCGATTGTAGGTCTACAACAAGCAAGATGCGTAAACACAACCTGCAAGTTGTTATTGGCGCGAGTCCGATTATCAGGGGATAGCGTTGCAGAAATAAAGTGCCGGAGATGCGGCAGGGTAAATGTCTTTCGGGTCGCACAGAGTGACGGCGATGTAGCCATTCACTTGATACCGGATGGACAGGGCGGATATATACCGCCTGACAGTTGAACAGAAACCAGCCCCAGAGGCTCTGAGAAGCCCATTAAGCGGCAAGAACGCTGGCAATGGTCTTGGTGGCCATCTATGGTGGATGGCGTCCTTGTTTGCTGGCGTGGCGAACAAGGATTTTTTTATGGCTGAATTTGACATGAATGTCGAGGTGAGGATTGACCTCGACCCACGGTGGACACAATTGCAAGACAAGTATGTGAAGGCCGTGGAGATTGCGGCCCGGCATATTGAAACCAAGGCCAAGAACAAAGTGCCGGTGGATACTGGGGCGACAAAGAACAGCATCATGGCCCGACCAGCGGAGGCGTTTGGTTCCGTTTTCGGGTCGGTGACGGCCTGGAGAATCGGCCCGACGACTGAATATGCACCCTTCTTGGAGTTTGGCACTGTCTACATGAAGGAGCGGCCTTTCTTGATTCCGGCTCTGGAATCAGAGCGGCCCAAACTGAACGAAGCCATCAAGCAGATAAACGACCAGTTGAGTTAGAACCTATGGCCAATCTAAGAGTCAACCTGGATACTGCAATCTTTAACGTCCTGAATGTTGCGGCGGTTACCAACGAGGCGACAGGCGGAGTCTTTAACGGAGTGGCCCCACAAGGCACTGAGCCGCCGTTTGTGGTGTTCTCTGCCATGTCCAAGACGGATGACTACTTCGCATATACCGAAAGAGGCGGAGAGGCCGTCTATATGGTCAAAGCCATTGACCGCTCGCCCTGGCCCAAGTCAGCCGGAGACATCGACACGCAGATTGATTCGGTGATGCAAGACGCTTCACTGAGCATTACCGGCCATTCGTTAATTTCGTGTCGCAGGGAGGAGGACATCTATCTGGCTGAAGACCTGGATGGAGTCATGTACCAGCATGTCGGAGGGCTGTACCGCATCATTGCAGACGAAAGCTGATTGTATCCATCACTGGCTGATAGAACCGTCCAATGGGCCTTTGAGTTTAGGTGTTTGCAAGAGATGTAGCGAAGAACGCTATTTCAAAAATTCAGTGTTCGCAGATATTCACCACATCACATTGGAGCGAGATAGAGATGCCGGGTACACGCAAGAAGAAACAAGACGCAGATGGAACTTCTAACGAGGTTTGGTATCTTGCGCTTCATAAATTGCATATGGTGCAGGGGCCGGGAACAAAGCCATCAAGCATCCGCTTCTATCCAGGGCAACGGTTTACCCTGGACGGAGATGAGCCGGTGGATATTGACAGCCTGCTCAGAACAGGAGCGGTCAAATTGTACGAAGAATCAGATGAGGAGTGGGCGCAAGCGCAATTAGCTGGCCGACCACAGCCCAGAAGGAGAAGAAGGAATAATGGCTAGAATCAGCGCGAAAGCGGCAGGGCTACTGGTGGATGAGTTCGATTTCAGTGGCGTGAGCAATTCCATGACGCTGAACTTTGCAGAAGCTCCTGCGGATGTGACCGCATTTGCGGACACAGACATGACTTATGTTCAGGCAAAGCCAGGATTCACATTTGATGTGAATGGCCTCTGGTCAACCGCCAGCCCCAACTATGACGGGGAGATGTTCACCGACCTGACCGCCACCAACCGGCGCGTCGGTATTTACCCAGGTGGATTATCTGATGGCATATTCGGATACGAAGGGGCGACGAATATCAGTGCCTCTCCACGAGTCAGCACCATCGGTGACGCCATCGCTTGCAACGTGACCTGGCAGGGTGCATCTGCTCCATTCCGCTCCACCATGTTGAGATACGCCACTGACAGTTCTTCAGCCAACGGAACCCAGTACACCCTGGGAACTATCGCAAACACAAACACCATTATCGGCGTCCTGCGGTTGCTGGAGATTGGCGGCTCTGGCAATAACACGCTGGATGTCAAAATCCAGTCGGACACCAGCGGGTTCAGCAGTCCAACAGACCAATTGACATTCACTCAACTGAACCAGGGAAGCGGGGCCACTTTTGAAACCAAGACGGCAACAGGCCCAGCAGGGTCAGACAATATATGGCGGGTCGTCGTCACGATAGCAGGAGCGGGGAGCCGCTCATTCAAAATCGCTGTCGGCTTCGGCTACTACGTTACATAGGAGGATTGCATGGCGAGAACTCACGGCAAGGACTCTAATTTCAGCTTCAATGGCGTGGCTATTGAGGATGAACTCAACAGCGTCACGATGAACGCCTCCGTGGCTGAATCTGATGTGACGGCATTTTCTGATGCGTATCAGAACTTCCTGGCAGGTAAGAAGAACGTCACATTTGACGTTGCAGGCAGTTTGGATATGGCGGCAAGCCAAGGTGACGCCACCATATTTGACCACATCACCCTGGTCAGTGGGCCGAAGACCTTGGTGTTTGACCCCGACGGCGCAGGGCCGGATACCAATAGCCCTGAATACACTTGCACTTCCAGCGGCCTGACTGGTGCGCTGGTCACTAGTTATTCAATCTCCCTGCCGGTTGGCGGGGCCGCAACATACAGCGCAACATTCCAATGCTCTGGCGCAACGACCAGGGCGGTTTCGTAAGGAGGAACCGACATGGCGAGAACTCACGGTAAGGACGCAGATTTTTCATTTGACGGTGTAGCTCTAGAAGATGAGTTAAATTCAGTAACGCTCAACTTCACTGTCCCTGAAGCAGATGTTACTGCTTTCAGTGATAGCTACCAGAATTTCCTGGCAGGGAAGCCCACCGCCACAATCGACATCTCTGGATTTGCTGACCTGGCATCCAGCCAGGGCGACGCCACTATATTTGGAGAGTTGGGTCTGGAAGGCGAAGAATGGGACTTTGAACCGGATGGCTCAACGGGTTACAACGGCTTTGCCATCGTCACCAGTTATTCGATTTCCAGCACCGTTGGCGGGCCTATAACTTACTCCGCATCCTTCCGGCATAACGGTGGTTCAGCGGCCCTGGACGCCGCCGCTCCGACCCGCGGATAGGGTGAAAATCAAGGCCGTTTTTGGGGTCGTTTCCCATAATGAAACGTGATACTGATTATGCGATATGGGGTTGTGAAAATTTATGACACCATGACATATGATTATACGTTTCTGAGGCTACGACCCCAAGAATGGGGCTTACAGCGCGAAATAGGGGGTATTGAAAAATGGCGATTTCGCGCCAAATTGATAATAAGCCTTGCTTAGTATCACAGTATGCGTAAACGGGTAAAAATCAGAGGAGGCTCTATGAAGCCCAAAATCCCGGCCCAAAAAGTGATGTCAGACGACTGCTCAATCAGCGTTGGCCAAGTTGTTGAAGATGGAGAAATCGTCAATGCTGGCACCCCTCATTTCATCCATCAAGGGGAATGGGTTGAGGTACTTCCGGTGATGACGGTAAAGGAAGTTATGCAGATTTCCCGGTTGCAAAATGCCGGAGCGGACGGCTCTCAACTGGGCGAAAATCTAACAGACCTTTGCAGGGAATTGTCCCGCCGGGTCATATCATGGAACTGGACTGACTTGATGGGCGAACCGATGGAACAGCCTTACAACCGGCCCGACGTTTTGGAAGGTTTGTCGTCCGAAGAATTGATGTGGTTGATGTCTGCAACCGGCGGGGGGGATTCCGCTGATGCCAGAAAAAAAGACTCCGCGAAGTCGGAGAGCATCTCCTTGGCGACGGAGTCCAGCCAGGCTATGTTGCCATCGGAATAATCTGCGAGGCGTTTGGGTGCTTGCCAAGTCAGGTTGAAGACGAGGACTGGGCAACCATCCGCAATATCATGGAATTCCGGCTCCTTCGGAGTGCGCGTGACCAGCACAACCAGGATGCAAGCAAGTTAGACCCCGCTCAAGTTGAGATATGGAAAGAAATGGTTGAGGCAGTAGAAAGCAATGGCTGATGCCAGCACAGTATCGGTATTAATTAAAGCCAGAGACGAAGCGTCCAAGGCGTTCAAGAACGTTTCAGACAACGCAGGCCAAATGGCTCAAGGCATAGCCAAACATCGCCGTGCAATCGGCATGAGCATGACAGCTATGGGCGGAGCTATAACTGGGTTTGCTTTGTTGTCCGTAAAGGCCGCAAGCACCCTGGAAGAATCCATGAACGCCGTCAACGTCGTGTTTGCTGACGGAGCCAAAACCATTCATGCGTTTGGCGAAGACTCCGCAAAATCTGTCGGGATGTCTACTGCCGCGTTTAACCAAATGGCAACGGTTACTGGTGCATTGCTAAAAGATGTTGGTTTGCCGATGTCTGAAGTGGCTGGCATGACCAATGACCTGGCTGTCAGGGCCGCTGATATGGCGTCCGTCTTTGATACCGATGTTAAAGATGCCATGTCAGCAATCAACCAGGCTTTGAGGGGAGAGACTGAGGCAATACGCAGGTATGCCGGAGACGTTACTGACGCGACCTTACAGACGCATCTTTTGTCACAAGGGATAAATACTCAGGTCAGCGAAATGACCCAGCAGGAAAAGCGTCTGGCGCGTGTCAACCTCATCATGTCTCAAACAAACACGATGGCCGGAGACTTTGCCAACACATCTGACAGCCTAGCCAACCGCATGAGGATAGCCAAGGCCGAATTTGCCAACACCAGTGCCGAACTTGGAACCGTCTTGCTTCCGATAATGACAGCGTTAATGGAAAAGATTCAAGCCGTTATCCAAGCTGTTGCTGACTGGACTAAAGAACATCCAACATTAACCAAATGGATAACCATTTTGGCCGCTGGTCTAGGTGCCGTCATGTTGGTGCTTGGCCCATTCTTGCTAATCCTTCCTGGGATAGTAACCGCTGTTGGGTTGCTGACTGCGGCGTTTGGTGCGCTCTCTATTGCAATGGGGCCAATCACTCTAACCATCATTGGCATTGCGGCTGTTATCACGGCGGGGATTATCGTCTGGAAGAAATGGGAGGATATGTCCACGAAGGTCAAAATTGCAGTCGTTGCCCTGGGGGTTGCCCTTGGCCCCATTACTGGAATGATTGTCCTTGGCATAGCGGTTTGGAAGAATTGGGACAAGATAATTGATATTGTCAAAAAGTCTATAGCTTCATTCACCAAGATGGTTATCGGGTTCATCATCAAACTTGGTGAAGGGTTTCTGGCTATAAGCAAATGGATTCCTAAGATGGGTGACACTCGTAAAGCTATCGAAGGCACGATGGGTAGCTTGCGCGATGCACAGCGCACGATAACGAATTGGGCAGATGCATCTGACCGTTCCCTTGTTATGACGTCCGAAGCCTGGAGTGGATTGGAGGAACAACAGCACCGTTCTTCTGACAAGATACAAACCGAAATCAATAATATGGGCAACACCACAGAAGGCTTTGCAATGACAACGGACGCGGCGTTGAAGCAAGCAACGTCGTCCTATGAAACAGAAACGGCCAAACAAACAGCAATTGTCAAAACTTTTGCAGAAACCAGGGAATCTATAGCCCAGTTAAATCTTGAGGCAGAACGCGCCATCAGGGATACGAACAGAGAAGAATTCCTGAAGGGGTTAGAAGAAAGCAGAGCGGCCCGTGAGGCACGAGCCGAACATGAGGCCAAAATAACGCAACAAATCAGTGACACGTGGACAACGTTTAAGAACGACCAAGACGTGACCATGCAGGCTTTGAAAGAAGCCAACATCAGTTTCACGGATTTGGTTGAGGAACTAGCTATACGCCACGACGTAACTGTTACCCAGATGGCTGACAGGTTAGCCGCTCAGGGAATCCGAATGGGCGATACTTGGGGGCTAGTTCAACAGCAAGGGGCGGCTAGTATGGAGGGACTGGTAAGAGAAATTGAGTCCGCCACCATGACGGTCGAAGAAAAGATGGCGGACATGGGCCGCGTAATGTCTGGAACCAGTTTCACTGACCAATTCGGGCGGTCATTGGGGCTTGGGCAGGGCGGCATGGAAAAATTCCAGGCTATGTCTACCGAAGACCAAGTTGCAGGCATCCAGTCAGGTTTGTCCACGTTAAGCACAGCAAATCTATCTGCCTTGACTGGTGGGGGCGGTTCGCTGATGGCCGCGAACCCCCGGCTTGCCTCTGCCGCCATAGATGCCATTCAACAACAATGGGCCGATGACCCACAACGCCTTGCTGATGAATTAGCGTTACAGGAAGGCGGATTTGGTGAGCATGATACTGGGGTTCGCAGGATGGCGAGAGAATCAATCAACCGCCATTTGCGGCTGAGGGGTTTCGACGAATTGAGCCGTGATATGCGTTCCAGTTCTTGGCAACAAGCGGCGGCTTTGAGCATTGCCAGCCAGCTTGCCCCACAGATAGGTGGGAAGCAGGAAGAATTGATGCGCCTTTACGCAACTGGTGGAGTCACGGCTTTTGCTCAGGGTGGCATCGTCACCCGCCCGACATTGGGACTGGTTGGCGAAGCTGGCCCAGAGGCGGTTGTGCCATTGGGACGCGGTGGCGGCATGGGCCAGACCAATAATTTCCACTTCCACGGCGCGGTCTACGGAGTTGAAGATTTGAAAGAGGCGGTGGTTGAGGCTGTCCGTGACCACGCCATCAGCGGTGGATTCTCAGGCGTATTTGCGGAGGCTTAATGTTTGAATATTTCTGTAAGGTGAACCGCGTGGTGGACGGAGACACCATCGACGTGACGGTGGACTTGGGTTTCGACATCCACCATTCTGCACGAGTCAGAATGATGGGTATCGACACCCCAGAGTCGAGAACTAGAAATTTAGAGGAGAAGGCACTGGGGCTGGCCTCAAAGGCCAGGCTGAAAGAGCTTCTCAAAGGTAAGAAAGTAAAGATTGAAACTTCTAAAGAAGGCAAAGGAAAGTTTGGGCGCATCCTTGCGGATGTCATCACGATTGACAAAGAAGGCAATGAAATCAACTGCAATCAGCAACTCATTGAAGAAGGCCATGCTCGCCCCTATCACGGCGGCAAAAAAGTTGCGTGGGTCTAAGAAAATGACGGACAACCTGCCTGAATAATGGCTACAGGCACTTACACCCTCAGTGTGGACTGGAACAACGACGGAGACTTTTCTGACTCCGGTGAAGATATAACTGCGCGCACCATGAAGTTGGAATGGAAGCGTGGCAATGACTACGCTTCGCAGTTGGTCGGGAAGGCCGTCGCAGGGACGCTGAACGCTACGCTGAATAACGTCAGCGGGGATTACAGCACCTTCAACACGTCCAGCCCGCTAACCGGGAACTTGTTGCCGGGGCGCAAAGTGAAACTGACCGGCAATGACGGTTCCACCACCCGGACACTCTGGCAGGGATTCCTCGACAGCATCGAGCCGATTCCATCCGTCAAGGGCGCGAACCTGGCCCGGCTCAAGGCGATTGGCCCGCTGGGATACCTCAACAAGTTTGAAGTCAGCACGGCAATGTTCGTGTCCAGATACGCAGGCGACCTCATTGGAGAGATACTGGATGCGGCTGGATGGCCCGAAGATGACCGCGACTTGGACACAGGGATAGTCGAGTTCCCCCGGTTCTGGTGCCACGCCACCAAGACGTTAAAGGCGTTGCGGTTGGTGGAAGAAACAGAGACAGGACTGCTGGAGGAATCGGCAGATGGCAAGATTGTCTACCGTGACCGTCACGCCCGCAGTAAGGATGCCCGCTCTACGGCATCACAAGCCACGTACAGCGACGCAAGTGCCGCTTCCCTATCCTACAGCCAGATAGGGCAGATTGACCCCCTTAAATTCGTTTACAACGAGCTACGGGCAAACCTGAAGCTCCATTCGGGAGCATGGATATTAGGAGAATCATCCCTGGGTGTGCAAACCGAAATCGGTGGTGACCCTGCCGTCCTCTGGACATACCCTGAGACTGGTGACAACTCACCCAGCATCGAGGCTGGGGCAACTAAGACATTCGTGGCCCAGTATCCATCCAGCGGTTCAGCGAACACGGCCCGCGCAGTCGATTTCTGGCGCGACCTCACGGCGACCACGGACTACCTGGCGAATGATGCCGCAGATGGCTCCGGGACGAACAGGACGGCCAACATTACCGTGACGCTGACCAAGAGGGCGCAGAGTATGGATATAGCCCTGGCAAACGGTCACAGTGACACGGTTTACATCACCAAGCTACAAGCACAGGGTCACGCGGTTACTGCGAAGGACGATTTCGAGGTGTCGGCAACGGACGCGACCAGCCAGACCGCATTTGGCAAACGCACCTATCCGCACCCTGGCAAGTTTGTGCCGTCAGCAACTGAAGCGCAGAACTGGGCGGATTTTCACGTTGCGGCATGGAAAGACCCAGTGCCTTTGCTAAAATTGACGATGGTGGGCAATCGGTCAACAGCAACGCTGACTGATATTATGAGTCGTGAAATCAGCGACCTCGTGACCGTCACGGCAAACAACGACAGCGGCCTTGGAATCAACGAGTCTTTCTTCGTCGAATCTGTCCACCACCAATTGGACGCGGCGTTGAATCATCGGGCAACATACACGCTCAGTCAGTCTAGCGGTTACGCTGGATTTTTCTTGATTGGAACTTCTGCACTGGGCGTTAGTACGCGCCTGGCATATTAGGAGGATTTATGGCCTGGACAACTCCACGGACGTGGACAACCGGGGAAGTGGTCACGAAGTCAATCATGGACACCCATGTCCGTGATAATTTCAACGTGACCGCGCCCGCTGTTCTGACAGCGACAGGTGACATCCTTTACGCATCGAGTGCAAACGCTCCGGCGCGATTAGCCAAGGGTGCGGCAAATACAGTCCTGACTATGGGTGGGTCTTGCGTCCCTGCGTGGAGTGCTTCTCCATCGGTGACTGACCTGACCATCGGTGGCGGGTGCATAACCCTGACAGGCGCGGCGACAGATATTGACCTCATTGACAACAATGCTTGCGCCCTCTCTTTTGACGCTTCAGGGCAGGCAGGCATCCTTGCGATAGACACCCAGAACTGCGCCGAAGGCGTGAAGATGAACGGCAAGCTGACCGTAGGCGTGGACGACACAGGATATGACGTGAAGTTCTTTGGTGCCGCCGCAGGCGCATATATGGAATGGGATGAATCAGCCAACCTGCTGGAAGTCAGAGGGGCAACTGCGGCTGGGCCTGGTCATCTGAAATTGACCACAGGTGAAACCACTGTTGTTGCCTGCGATGTCCTTGGCAAGATTGAATTCCAAGCACCTGCGGAAGCAGACTGTTCGGCTGATGCCAGACTGATTGCGGCAAGCATTGCGGCGGTAGCACAAGGTACGTTCTCCAATACGGTTAACGCCACTGACCTTATTTTCTACACGGGCCACTCAGAAACAGCGGCAGAAAAAATACGCTTCACGAGTCAGGGCGAGATAGGCATAGGCGGTGCGAACTACGGTAACGATGGACAGGTTCTGACCAGCGGTGGTGCTGGTGCGGCGGTAGCGTGGGAAGATGCTAGTGGTGGCCTTGATTCTTGCGCCGATGCCATCATTCACAACGGCTATGGAATCGTCATAGGCCATACGGCGGCATTGGCCGCTGGTGACCACCCAGCCAATACAGTCGGTGAATTTACTATGATTGGGTCTGCTGGTGGTGATACAGGAGTACACATAATCCGTCACTCCTCTGATGCTGGTGGCGGCGCAATTCGATTTGCCAAATCGCGTAACGCCACCGTTGGTTCCCATACTGTAGTGCAAGCCTGCGACACTCTAGGTGAGATAAGTTGGTTTGGCTGTGATGGTGGGGACTTGCAACCGTTCGCCGCCCGAATCAGAGTTCATGTTGACGGGACTCCAGGCACCAACGATATGCCTGGCCGCATAGACTTCTCCACAACGGCTGACGGGGGGTGCGACCCAACTCTAGCGATGAGGATAAACAAGTCACAGCAGGTTCTACCTCAGGCATCGGTTTATATCAAAGAAACTGCTAATGGCAACATGGGTCTTGGCTTAACCATTAATCAGGATGGATACGACAATGAAATCTTCGCCCTCAAATCCAGTGATGTGGCCCACGGTGTAACGTGCCGCGCAGAAACGGACACCTATGGATACATCGCGAAAACTGGAGGGGCAAATGGTGGCCTTGGGATAACCGGCCTCACTGAATATTCGGGCTACGGCATCGTCTTGTCTGGTATTACGTGTGGCGACAATACCACTAAGGGTACTGGGGGCTTTGGACAGGTGATGGTTCAGGCACTCAAGAAATCCGGCAGTACCACCGCTAGTGCAGGGTCTGATGCCAACCTGTTTGTGATTCAAGCAGGCGGTTCTACGGCCCGAT